TACATTTCCAAGAACGATTCCACTTATTCTTGAATTGTCAATAACTGGGGATACGTTTGTGTCACTAGTGAATAACGTACCTTTCAATACTAAAGACTTCTTAGAACCATCAACAGCAGTTAAACCTACCTCGTTAGTCTTAGAATAAACTTTCTTCTCACCACTCAAGAAGTCATTCTCAACACCAGCATCAAGATTAGTGTATGAAGAACCAATCACACCTGAAGTAGAAGTAGTTCTAGTAGTCCATGTAGAAACTGTATTACCATAATTGATTTGCGGAATCTTAGGAACAGCAGTATTAAACGGAACATTATCAACAGAAGTTACTCTAGTTGCAGCACCTGATACTTGACCACGAACATAACCATTAGCAAAAGCACCAGTCGTAGAATCAAGATAAATCTTACCATTAGTTGAATCAATAAACTTAACAAAACCACTGTTAGTATTAGCAGTAAATGTGTTTACTTTACCTTTACCATTTGTGAAGTTAGAACCTAATATGAGTACTGAATTGTTACCAGTTGCCATTGTACCAAACTTAGTTGGATTATATGGGTCGACTTTAACAATAACAGTACCATTAGCATATTCTTGAACAATACTTCTAACTGTACCATTAGCAGATGTGCCTGTGGTATTCGCAATAGTTGTACCAACTGTCACATAGTCACCTGCTGCATTACCAGTAATACCTTGTAATCTTAATACCGATTCAGCAACAACTTTCTCGCCATGATTAAATGTTCCATAGAAATTATCAGATGACATATATTCAATATCATCATTTTCTACATATAATGTACCAGCACTTGCTGAGAACAATGCTTTGTGTAATCTATATTTAACATCTTCAGACTGTACTGGAGACCAAGTCTTATTATCAGCAGAAGTAAACAACATACCAGAAGCAGGTTGTTTATGAATTAATTCGTCAGTATCAATATCCTTTCCACCTAAACCACCAACCCATAATGTGTAATCGTCAGAATTACCTGCTGGCATAACTGTAAATGCATAGTCAGTATTATTCTTAAGGAACACAGGAGATTCGAAAGTGAACGTTGTAGCAGTAGTAGCAACAGTTGTATTAGCATTTACCTCACTTGGTTGTAAAGTTTTAGAACCATAAGGAACAATCGTTGTAGTAGGGAAACCATTTTCAACTTCTCTAATTTGTACAGTGATAGGATAAGTGCCAGACTTCTTACCAAAGTATAAATCGAGTTTAGTAATAAATGTGCCATCAGACTCGCCAGCAATAATAGTAAACGTTTGTGATAGAGGATCTGACGAAGGAGGACTTCTTCTCCAAGTAGTTATATTTTGAGAAGAAACAGAAGTTAAAGTTCTATCATCAGTTACATTATTATCAGAAAGTTGCGGAACTTTCATATTGATGTTAGAACCACGTTGAGTGATATCTAAACCGATACTTGTATAATCGCCATGAGCAGAAGTAGATAATAAGTCTGCTTGAGTAGTAGTGTTAGAAATATCTTTCAATTCAAAACGTCTAGTACCAACACGGAATTTTAATGCATCATCGTTAGGGATACGGAACACACCATAAACATTACCAGAGGCATCAGTCGTTAGACTAGAACCTTCTGAGGCAGTATTAGCAAATGATGAATTAGCAGGTGTACAATATGAGGTGACTGCTTCGTCATCAAAGTATGGCCAAACACGTGTATTAGGTTTTAATCTAGCACCAGTAAACTGAATCATTCTAGCACGGATATAATCACGAACAGCAACATTTTCTACAAAGTTACCGATAGAGAAAGTTTCTGTCGATGGACTCATTGTTGTTTGAATACCATTCCTAATTTGCTCTTCTTGCGTAGTAGTAGTTTGAATATTACCACCACTCCAAGTACCACCCCAAGTTCCAGTATCTGCAGTTGAAGAAGAAGTTGAAGAAGTATTCCAATTTCCCCAATCAATTCCAGTCACACCAGTTCTATCTGCAATCTGTTCAATTGCATCATACATACCATTAAAGTCCATTTGGATATCAGGTAAAGTAGTTGTATCACCAGTATTATCAGCAGAAGGATTAAGTGTAACTTCACCTTTCCAATTAAATGATAATTCTTGTACTGGGTTTCTTAACTTACTTGCATATGGTTGACCATGTAATTCAGTATTAGTATAAGCAAGTGTAATTAAATCACCAGTCTTAGTTACATTTGAAGATGTTAATGTAAGGTCTTTAGAGAAACTCACATCAGTTCTATTAAACGTAGGTCTTAATTCAGATTTGTTTCTATCAATAGCAGCACGATATCCAACCTTACTTGTATCAGCAATATTATGTCCGTCAAAGTTATCAACTAAGAAACCATTCTTAAATCTATCTAAACCAGTGCTACCAAAGATTTGTTTATTCTTAGCAGATGATTCTAAAGAATTAAGTGATGAGTAGTATTCTAGATTCTTAACACGTTGCTCAACAGAACGTAAATCTTTCATTGTATATCTACGATTGTTTTCTAGATCCATAATCACTTGGTAATCGTTTCTGTTATATTGCTTAGCAACATATGGAGATAATGATGGGAATACTGGAACTTTCAATATTGAAAGTGTCATCGCACCTGCTAACTCATCAGGGGTTCTTGGAGTTAGAGAAGGAACACCTTTAGTGACTTCTACTTTACCCTCTTTAGTTAATACAACTCTATCCTTTCTAGGCAAGTAGTATTGAATGTCTGCCTGGAAGTTTTCATCAGGAGTCGGCATATGAGCACCAGTCGAACCAATACTAAACGTGCTTGATATCGCAGGATTAGTCGGAGCAGATGCAACAGTACCAGTAGCAGATGGTGTTATTGAATTTGTTTTAACAGGTCTGAAGTCTACAGAATCTCTTAAGTCATATTTCTTACCAGTCGTAGGAGAAGTGAATAGTGGGATCTCTTGAGTAGTAATAGCAGTTGTATTTGCTGCAATGACATCATCAATAGGATAAGAGTCTACAGATAAGTAACCAATACCAGAAGAAACGTTTCTTCCGAAGTAACTAAACTTAACCATTAAACCTGAACTTGATAAATCAAGTGAACTTGTTGCCTTTTGTTTAAGGTATGATACGTCATAGAAAGCATCTTTCTGACCATCATCTAATTCAAAGTGAGAAGTTATGTCTGTATCTGAATTTGTAACACCAGTAGTAGAACCCTTATAAACAGCAACTAATTTGTATGCATCAGAAACACCTAATGACCATGGACCTTTATTTGTCGCAGCATTAGTGCTAGTATTAATATGAATATACTTATCTTTCAATACAGTCTTAGCAGTTTGTACTGCATCACTTCTTAATCTATTAAAGTAAACAGAAGCAGTAAATGTAGACGAAAGGTTTGCTTGACCCAAATCGATTTGATGTTGAGTTGAAGTTGATGTAATACTACCATTTGACGTTAAGTCGAAGATATAACCTGAAGGGAATGACGTCTTATGAGCAAGAGCAACTCCACCTCTAGTGTAAGCAAATGTATTAGCAACTTGTAACTGAGTATCATTTGTAATAGATGAGACAATTTCAGTTACTGTATTTGAACCATCAGCAATAGTAATAAAGTCGCCAACTTGATATTGGGTTGTGAACAATGAACCAGAACCTGTAACGCTAGTGCCAGTAAATGATGATACTTGTCCAGTATGATTATCTGTTGCTACTGCTGATTTAGAAACAACTAAAACGTTTCTTTCATCAGTATTTGTTAGAGGTGAACCTGTGTCATTATTAACTTCTGTACCACCAGCATGAGCAGAGTTCGCTGCAACAGTAGCAGTTCCATCAGTTGCAAAACTTACTGTCTTTTCAGTTCTGTAAACAAATTGTGTATCAATATTGCCAGAAGAATCTTTAAGAGTCTTAGTACCCTTTTGCGTGAAAGGGAATACTAATGTGTTTAATCCTGCTTCTTGTAATTTAGCAGATCCATTTGTTTCAAGAACAATATCACACATTGAATTTAAAGAACCACCATTGTTCTCGTAAATACCTCTTACATCTGAGAATGACTTACCAGAATCCATTTTAACATCGAATAAGTAAATTCTGAATTGACCGTCTACAGTTCCTGGAGTACCAGAATGCCATTGGAATCCACGAACACGTGCAGTACCAATAGATGAACCACTAGCGCCTTGAGTACCTAAATTCTTACCTGAAACACCACGTTGTTTAGAATCGTGTAAAGCAACTTGCCTTAAACCTTGAAAGTCCCATGTACCAACAACTTCTTTAGCATAAATGTAGTTACCAAATGCCTGACCAATAGTACGACCATCTTTAGTATCCCAATCAGATGCTTTATCTACATTTCTAAATAAAGAAGATTCAATAGAAATTCTTTTACCACTTACATAACCAATTCCTCTTTCAACTTCACAAACAAGTTTATTGACATCACCACCATCACCAGACCCATAACGACCAAGGTTGTTTGTATTCTTTAAGTGTTCTCTAACACGTAGGTTGAATGGTTCGATAGCAAAGTTACCATTTGTTTCATATGCCCTTTCACTAATATAACTTCCTATATCAGAATAAGTTGTATCGGTAAATCTTTGTGAGATCTGGCCATTTTCTACTTCAGCAATACTGAAGAATGTAGTTGTATTCGCAGCAGATAAACTTCTTACTGCAAGTGTAGGTGTCAATTTCAAACGATTCGCACCTGGAGCAGCAAAGTTAGTAGAACCAGTTGAGTTGTCTAGTAACGAAGAATCAATATTAGAATCCACAATAGACTCTTTTGTTTCAAATCCAATCTTCTTATTAGGAGTTGTAGAATATTTTTCAACAACAACACTTTGAGGTAATACATTAATAAAGTTACCTTTATGGTAAACAACACCATCAGAAACAGTTGCTCTAAAACCTAAACCAGTTGAACTTGTAGAGATTGAGTTAGCAGCAACAACAAATGTGCTGTTACCAGAATGTCTTAAAATTAATGTTTCATCATCAGTAAAAGTTTTAGTTGTATTATTAGAACCTGAGTTTGTATAGTTTACGAATAATGATAGATAGTTTGGCGCAGCAGCCTCAGAACCCTCTTTAGCATCTACTAACTTAGCAGTCATACCTGATGAAGTACCAGTAACAACAACATTAGCAATAGCACTTCCAGTAAAGAAATCTCCTAACAATAACACACGGTTGTTAGCATCCTTATCTCTCAACTTAACATATTCAAGTGTGTTAGTTGAAACACCAACACCAGTAATAACTGTTCCGTCTACAACAATTTCATTAGCAAAACGTTCTACTTGGTTTTGAAGAATAGATTGTAGTTGAGTTAATTCCCTTGCTTGAACAGAATAACCTGGACGGAAAAGAACTCTATGAAAATTCTTATTCTCGTCGAAGTCGTCGAAGTATGGGGATTGGTTTAAATTTGTTTCAATTGCCATTTTATTTTACCTATTAAAAGTCTAAGATAATTTTTATATCTTCTATTTGTTCTGGATCTCTTGTTACTGGTTGTACGTTTTCTGTGAATAATATTTCGCCAGAATATGTATTTGCTTCTGGACCTTTGATTGCCTCAACAGTAGCAATTTGGGTGTCACTTGTACTCTTTAAAATAATATCATCTTTCGTAAATGCTGCATAACTACTGTAACTATCAACATCATTTAAATATGCTGTATAGAATGATGGATCTGACTCAGTTTCATCTTCTCTTAAATATACAATATTAGCATTTGCTGACTTAACTGCATTTGATAAAGAAGAAGCAGTTCTCGCAACAGGACCTAATTCTGTCACGAATTCTAAATCTCCTGACACAGCACGTAATCTATTTCTTTCATTTGTGATAATATTACCGACAGATAAAGCATTCTTTGGATTAGAACCATCCATCTGATTATAAGATATTTTTAATCTTGTAGTTAGTCTCAACATTGTTGGACTATTAGATGTATTAGCAATATTCTCAATTAGTGTGGTATTATTATTAGCATCAACTTTGAGTTTTGGGTCTTTTAAAATACTAATAGTTCTGAATTCAGTATTGCTTGGAATATAACCATTACCGTTAGCAGATAATCCATCTTCATTAGAAAATTTAATATTTAACATTAATCTATCACCACCCAATTCACGAATAGGATCTGAACCATGTCCACCAATTGGAGAAATAACTGCATTAGCAGTAGCACCTGAACCATGGATAGCGTTTGCTGTGATTAAAACTGATGCTCTTGTATAATTACTACCAACAGAGATCACAGACACATTAGAAATTGAACCAGTGGCTGTATTCACTCTTGAATACGCTTTAGCACCTTTACCATCACCAATAAAGGTTACAGTTGGTGAAATTATTACTCTAGAATCTGTATTACAAGTTGTAGAGAATGCAGTATTAACTGTTAAAGTTTTAGTTGAACCTGCATAATCAATAACACGTCTTAGTTGACCAGCACCTGTGCCTGATAAAACATATACACTTGTTCCATTATAGAAATTATCAATCGGGGATGGAGGATTTGCTCCAGCAGCAGAAAGTTTCAACGTGGTTGAGCCACCTGCTTCAACCACACCATTAGCAACCATAATATAACCAGAACCAACATTTACAGTTTCAATAATTTGAATTGAACCATTTACTGCAGCATTCTGTACTGCTAGTTGTCTGTCTGATTCAGTTGAACCATCACCAGCAGAAATAGTTTTAACTGGCATATGTGATGGTGTTAAGAATTTATCTGCTTCACCTAATGATATTGAATATATGTATTTCCAAGTATAACCATCTGAAGTTGTGAATTGTAATGTCGAGAATCCACTAGGTTTAATTGTAGATGCAGCACCTTTGTTATTGTATAAACACTTATACACATTATATTCATCTGTCATCACCCAAGTAGCACGTTCATAGACATCTTCATCTGTATCTCTATACATAGAATATACAGTACCAGAAGTCCAGTCATATCTAGTAGCAATATGACTACATCCGGAATTAAAGATTTTTTTAGCACCAATAAATTCTCTATGAATACTATATCTTAAATATTGGTCTTTATCTTGAACACTATCTGGAGTTGGATCTGATGTCCAAGCATTAGATCTACCAAGAACGCAATAAAGGATTGTAGACTTCTTTGTGTTTCTGCCATCTTCTTCAGAATTCAATGAGTGCACGAATGCCTTAGCATTATTAATTGATAGTTCTTTCGTTGCGTATGTATAAGTTGGCATTAAATGTTTCCAGTTATATAGTATGTATTGGCACTTGACAAATTAGTATTTGCCCATGCTATTTTCACGTTAGCAGAAGTATTACTCGATACTATATTTAGTGGGATTGAATAGAACGATTTTGGTAAATATTCAACCACAATTGTATCATTATTAGCAAATTCTGATAAGAATGAAGTCCCAACACCAGTTATAGTGTAACTTCCATTATTTATACTAATTGTACCATTGGATTGAGAACGTTTCTTGTTTTGGGTAGTCGCAGTAATATTAACAAAAGCATTACTTTGTAAACGGAATTTACCAAACAATGCTTGACCAGCAGGATGAACAAGTTTTAATGCATAATCCTTGTATCTATCAAGGGAAATTGCTGAGATTATCTCATATGAATATTCTTGATAGTATTTACTATCTTGTATATATCCACGAGAAGAAGAAATATGACTTCTTGTAGTAGCATAATATCCTTCAGAATTAGCAACGCCACCTAACCCAAGTATTACTTCAGCACTTGTAGCAAGATGTCTTGTAGTTGCTGCCATTGTAACACGTTCTGCATCTTTATAAGCATAACCAGAATCTATAACTTTCAATCCAGTAATCGTACCATTCGCACCCACGCCAGATTTGAATATAGAATTATCACCAAGAACTCCTTCATCTTTAACTAATACTATTTTAGCAGTACCAGTGTCAATAACAGGCCTAGTATCTGCCTCTAGTCCAGGAGTGAATGATGAGTTGTAAGATTTTAAACTGACAGTTGAATTGTTAGCAAAGGAAATTCCACCTGGAGTTCTTTGTAACATATCTTGCCATACCCTGACAGTCATTTCATAAATACCATTAGCATGTGATGTGACTTTAATGTTTTGATTTGGAGCATGACCCGATTTAATATGACCAGTCGCACCAGTAGTCGATTGTACAATTTTATCATTGGTGTCTAGTTTAGTGAAACTCGAATTGCCAGTTCCCCAATTGATATTATTACTTTGTACTGTGATGTATGCTTCTCCAATACCTAATGACGCAATATCATTTTCTTTAACTTTCACGTAGGGTGCCATAGAATAACCAGCACCACCGATGACTAATGATATTTTATCAATTGAACCAATAGTTTCTGCTGAGAATAAGAATGAGTCACTTAACTTAGTGTGGATATTTTCAATTGATGTATTGGCAGTATCATTTGCTGTATTTCCAATATTTGTTACTGAACCAACTACTCTCAATCCTTCGTTTTGAACAAAAGGTTTTAATGGTCCATTATCAAATTGACTAGATAAATTCGCAGTTGTATTTGCTGTTACGACAAGATGTAATAACGTTCTATCATCAGCACCACCAACACCAGCAGTATATCCATTCGCAATGGCCACAACATTCTTAACAACACCAAATGTTCCAGATACTGCCCCAACTAATTCATCACCCTCAGAAACAGTTGTACCTGCATTATTACCCATTTGTAAAACGTGATAACCAACTGTATTACTTTGGAATGAAATAGAAGTTCCTACCGTATTACCAGATGAGTTAGCATAACGTGAACGGATAGTATGACCAGTTGTAAAGTTTTTATAACCATCAACACGAACTGCTGTATTACCTGCTGCCGTACTCACAACACTTAATACGGTTGCGTTTGCTGAGTTGTTAGCAGAATATAATGAGTCGCCAACTTTAATAGTTTGAGTATTTGCTATATTAAATATAGCATTTCTATTATCTCTATAATTTGTTTGAGTTACTTCTTCTCCGATCTCAGGAAATCCGAAGTCTGGACTACTTAATGGTGTGTTTGCAAAAGTAGATGTTAATCCATAACCTGCTACTATTGGAGCAAGTGACCCAAATATGTTATTACTGACTACGAAGTTAGTATTTAATGTAACAGCAAAAGTATCACCAATATCACTACCACTAACTTGGAAACTGGCAGGAGAAGATCCATCACCACCCAATACTGTAATTACTGAACCTCCAGGTTGAGTTGATGGAGTGTAACCAGATCCACCATCAATTAGGGAGAATGTAAGTGTTCCGCCCAAATCTTTTGTGTCAGTAACAACTACTTTACCGAAGTCGCCGACATCACTAGAAATTAATTTAATAATATCACCAGCAGCATACTCGCCACCTGGAGATGCGATTGTTGCAGTACTAATTCCTGCTTCAACAATAGGTGCATGACCACCACCAGCAATAGATGATAATAATTTTATAGGTTCTAGATTGTTAAACGTACCTTTAATATTTGATACAAGGATTTGCATAATATCCCTGCCATTAATAATCCTACGTACAACATCCTCGACCAATGCTTCAGCACCAGAGCTTGTTCCTTTAATAGTCTTACCAATAAATTTGTATGTCTTATCATCATAACTAGATATAAGGTATCTGTCAATTCTATAATCACCATCAGATACTTTAAGTATCTGGTCAGCAGGATAACTTAACTCTACATCTTCATTATAGATTGAACGGAATAATAACTTATAAGAAGCAAGTGTTCCTCTAGATTGGTTGAAGAACTTAATTGCTTTTGCTAATAACCTTTTATCAGCAACAGTACTTGCAGGGATAGATGGTAATAAGTCCTTTCTAAAATATTCAATATACTCATCTAACGTTCTGTCAATATCCCTATAATCTTGTAGGTTTTGGATACCATCAGTTAGTTTACCAGACTGCTCCATATATTCATAATATGCTTCTATGAATGCTAAGAAGTTTTCACCGTCTTCCTTGTAGAAGTCAGGGAATTGATTCTTTACAAGTGTGGATATCTTATTCGATACAGACATTAGGTGTTCTCGCCAATAGTTGTAATATTAGCATCACCTGATTCCATTAATAATATTTGTTCCCTTACTGGGACAACATCAAGTCTCTCAGGAACAACAGAAACTTTTAATTCTAAATCAGAAACAGCAGTTGGTGATAATCCAATAATTAATACAGCACCAGTGTCATAATTTATTGTTCCAATATTGTTACTGATATTCACCTTTTCTTTAGCATCGTTGAAACGATATGCATTAATATTACCAACACCATCATCATCTAAATATGATGAAAACCCTTTATATGTAAATTCAGTAGAATCTAATGTGCCTTTTCTAATAGCATTATTATAGTCTAGTGATATTGTTTGTTTCTTACCGAAGTCAGGGACAAAACGTTTTTCTAATTTGATTGACACATCGTTATTTAAAATATAACCATTAGCAGTATTATCTAATTCCCTCACAAATCTAGAGAACCTTAAACGATTACCAAATCTTTCTAGGTTATTAGTTGAGAAAGATGTAACAACATCACGAATCTTCTGTTCAATAGCAGTAGAAGTTTCCGTAGTTGATGTTAAGTCATAATAGGTTTTGATAGTAGGTATAACATAAGTGTAATCTGCATCAATAATAACTGGGTCGATTGCTAATGGAACTCTATCTGAAATTCCTTCTTTAATCTGAATCTTACGTGCGTTAGTAGCAAACCTTTCATCAAATGGTTTAACAGCAATATATACTTTACCATAAACTGGAGGAGTTGCTTGCTCACCACCAAAGGCAATTACTGATTGTAGATCTGAATTCTCAGAAAGGATAATTCTTTGATAGTCATTATCAATAACGGCACGGTTTTGTGTCTGATAGTTTCTAGGAGCATTATATTTAATACTCTCAATAGATTCTTTAGGACGACCACCACTTGCTTTAGTTACAGTAGATATAGAAGCACTTGAATATACTACTCCAACATTTAATGTGTCAATCGAGAATGTATCAGCACCATTAGTATCTTCACCATTATTAACTAGGTATGATACAATAACAATGTTACCACTCTTAACAGGTTTTCCTAATACACCATCACCGAAAATAATTTCATACTTCTCATCTGCAGATTCTTCAATAGAATAAATTGTAGAAGTTGAGAATATCTCTCTGATGTTAGATAGTCTTGTATATTCACTCTTAGTTGTGTCACTAACAGATCCTTGAACATTTACCGTGATACTTGATGTATCAATATCTTTATTCGGTAGAATATATCTGATTGGATTGCTAGAATCTACTGTGAATGCATGTGTTAAGTAGTTTCCTTCCTTAAGAGTAACATTTGTAGAATAGGTATTAGCATTATTAATTACTTTAGTCGCACCAGTTGTGACATACGAATAAGTAATATCATCAATCGTAGTTGAGAACTTTGAAGCAGCCGGAATAGTGAACTGATTAATGGTATTTGCCACTCCATTGAATACTAAATTAACAACAGCAGTAGCACCGATTGAAGAAACAGGAATATATCCCAATTCCTTAGATCTAGATACAACTGAATCCCTTTGTTGGGCAGTGTCTAAGAACATCTCATTAGCAACCATATTTAAGTAATATGCATTATAATGAGTATTGTATGCTAAAACATCAAGCAGAACTGCCATGGCAGATCCCTCAAAGTTGTAGTCGGCGAATTGATTTTGTGTACTTAGATATGATTTTAGATTAGTTCTAATCTCATCAAAGTCTAATTCACTTACTTGTAGGTATGTATTTGCTGTTGCCATATTATCTTACTCGTTCTAGAATAACATCTAGTATAACTGGGTTTGGGTCATTTAAAATCATAAAAGCCACACTAATTGATAATGCATGAAACTCTGGTCTGTCTTCAACCAAAACTTCAATCACACTAGCACGTGGTTCATAATTTCTAATGACTTCTCTAATTGCTCTTTCCATCTGTTGTTTGACAGGTGGGGTAAATAGTTCAAATAAGAAATATCGAATACTACATCCAATATCAGATTTGAATGGACGTTCAAAATAATCAGTTGATATTAATGATTTGACAGATTGCTTTACAGCATCTCTGTTTATTTTTCGTCCGACGTTCCCAGTCATAGGATGAGCAATAAATGCTAAATCCAAATCACTAAAAACTTCTCTTTTAATTTCAGCCATTATTCTTCATTTCTTGAATTTCTTTTCTTCGTTCTTTACAAGTCTTAGTGATTTCGCTTAATGCCTTTCTAGCACGTGTACCAGCAGACTTGTTTCCGTTTTCAAACTTCTCATTTTCAGTTTGATATGTTTCAAATAAGTTTACTATGTTGTCATGATTATTCATGCTGCCCTTCCTTTATTATAAAAATTATTATTAATATATTTATACTCTTTGAGTTAAGGCCATCCTAATTTATTTAATAACTTGATAAACTTTGGTTGGAATAATTTCTTCTGGTCTTCTGGTGAAAACATATCATCTAAACTACTATGATTACTTCTAGTTCCTGCTGCAGACCTAACTCTAACCACCGTTTCAGAAATTAAACTTAATGATGCATAACCGTCCATATCACTAAACGGACCATATAAACCTTTGTCACCTTTATATAATGTTTGTAAATTTTTTACATAATATTTATTTGATGGGAGGTCCCAACCTTGAAACGGACCATACTCATATGGTATCACAACATAACTTTTATTTCTTATGTTGAATGGGTCACGGTCTTTATATGGAATATCAGCATCATATGGAACATTATAATTTTTATATGAGTCGTCTCTTACGTCCCATATTGTGTGACTATATTCATGAATTGATGTCCTTAACACATCAGATGCCTTGTCTGGCGAATGGATTTCGCCAAATTCAACCAGCATCGTATCAACAGCAAGACCTGGAAATTCTGCTACTGCCGCAGGTTGAATCTCACCACCAACACCAAGTAAATACTTCCCCGCCAGCATAGGAGGTTGACTTGCTGTAATAGGTAAATAGAAATTTGGGTTATCTAGAATATTCGCATCATCTGGTAATAAATTAACAGAATTCTCAACAAAGTCATTAAAATCTTTTTCAAATAATTCTCTATTAGGGTATATTTCGGATCCTTTTTTGACTTTTAAATCCGCAGCATCTGCATATCCAAATGTTTTTAAATAATTATCAAATATCGGGTCTCCTACAACAGCAATATTTTTATAGAATTTACGGATATGGATTTTTAATATTTGTCTTTTTGTTAGGTTTAATTTTTTTTCTTGGTCTGGAGTTAAATCTAATGCCAATGATGTATAACATCCTGCTAATGTAACATTAGGATCTACTAATTCTTCTCCACTCTTTGGTTCTACCCGAACAACTCGTTTATCTAATCCGTGTATTTTGAAGAACCAATCATCCAGATCCTCTATTTGTTTTTCTGTTAAGATTGGGTCAGCACCAGTTATTAAACCTGGAACCTTTTTTAAAACATCTTTAGCATGAAGACATGAACCACTCATCATTTGACCAGAAAATCTTGCTAGGAATTCGTTTTCGAATGAATGGAAAATGTCTAACCAAGATCCAATTATATCATCAGTAGATTCAGTCCAACCTAAATTGTATAATTGTAACCCAGAAAACCAATACTGACCATTGACTTTTTTTGAAGAAGAAAGTTTGTGAATCCTTTTTAGTGTTTCACCAGCGATGGATTCAATATCGTATTGATCCGCATCGGCAAATAGTTTATGTGTAGTTTCGTGTATTACATTATCTGCTTGTTCTATTGTCCAAATATCCCTCTGTATTTTACCTTCATGTCCCATGTAGATTCTTTCCCATTTACCAGTGCTTGGGGGAGTTACTCCCCAATTACCATCTTCAATGGTCAATGGCAGTTTGCTATTTCTCCCAACCTCTTCCAACTTTTTAGTTGCAAAAGTTGGATCATTTCCCATAATTATTGAAAATCTATCATATCTACGATTATACGATCCGCCAGGTGTTACATAACTTTTTCCAAATGTTCCACTAAAGTAATCGAATGCTTTAGTATAGGATGAGATGAATATTGGACTTGATTGTCCTCCAAAGAAAAACTTTTGGGGTTTGTCTAATAATTCTTTGAAATTTGTTTTGTTTAAAATAAACAATGAAACCATTTCTTTAATAAATTTAGTTTTTAATTCATCTAATGTACCAGTCTCATAATATAACCATTGGGAATTAGGAGAAGGGAAATTAAACCAAAAACCGATTGGGGAAAACCCATCTTCTGCTAAATCAGAAAGGTTTTCCTTAATTAAATCATTAATTCCAGTCAAGTCTTCGTGTTTTGGTAAGTCTGACATTAATATAAAATTACATCCCCACACATATGATATAACCTCTTCAACTTCTGCTCTAGTTGGTGTAGTAGGAATTTCTCCATATGAACAACAAACTCCGTCATATGCTTTTCCTTCGTTCTTTTCAACTGTATTTAATAGTTTGGTGAATTGTCGTCCTGCGTCAGACCCAATTTTCCCAACTCCATCAAACCTAATTGTATTCCTTGTTAGATGTGCTTCATTTAAGAATACATTTGTAGAACCTCTTACCATTGCCCCCTCGTCTGCAGAGTCTCCGATTCGTGCTACTTTAATTCCATTAAGATATACATTAGGAGAACCTTGATTAACGAATGATGTGTGGGGGACACACCAAAAACCAAACGGTCTTGTGTGTGGTGATACTGGATCTCCCTTACGAACTACTAGGAGTCCGTTAATATATACTTGAGATTGCGTTGATAATGCAGTTGAAGTTGCATCACAACCATGACCAGTTGCTAGTAAGTCTAAGTTTCTACATCCTCCTGGCATAATTTAGTTCCAGTCTATTCTTGGTGCGATAAATTTCATATTACCTTTACTAACAATATCGCAAGTACCACCTATGTCTGCTCTGAAATTTCCATCAACAGATATATTTGCATTACCATTAATAACAACTTTAACATCTCCCGATATATGTACACTGTCTTTACCAGCAACAATTTTATAATTGTCTCTAACGATATGTTCTACTTTATCGCCCGTTGGATGAATTTCATACCCAGTTCCACTTCTGTGTAACTCTCTAATCCTTTCAAAGTCTTTAGTGTCATCATATTCTTTGATGTGACCAGATTCAGTTTCCATTACATGATTGTGTGGATATACTGCTTTGAATGGTTGTTCTGGTTCGCCAATAACCTTGTCTGTTATATGGACTCTTGTGTTCTCTCCTCTCGCCAATCTGTTTACATCACTCTCATTAGTATATCTTGGGAATTTTCCAGTCGGATCGTTGAAACCTTCACCAGCCTTGGACTTCTCAGACGGCATACTGGCGATAGTACCCATAATGGCAGGTTCTTGAGCACGATCTCCATCTAAGAAGAACCCGAACACCCAACTACCCTCAACAATACCAGTTGGGGATTTACCAACTCCACTTGTAGAAGCAGAGTCAATACTATTAATAGGAATTGCCCAAGGCAATTCTTTAGTAGGAATCGCATCCTTGTCGTCAGTGTGCCACCCGAATGCACGTACACGAACACGTCCGAGTTTGATTGGGTCGTTGCGGTCTTCTACGACACCAACGAACCATTTAAATCCATCCCTACCTATAAATTTTCTCATTACATTGCTTGCATCAATTCTTGAATTAACTGCTGCTTAGTTCTTTTAGGGTCTAAATTCACACCATTTGCTTTACCATACTTGACAATTGCCTTTTTAGTCATAGTACTGTAAATTGGTTCTTCGTGAGTTGGTTCTTTTATCTCTTGTAGAAATTGTGGTTCGTTGTCATTTCTTAGTAATTGCATAATATATCTCCTTGTTTAAATTAATCCTGTATCCTTACTACATTCTAACATTGTTGTGAATACATTTCCAGTTATTTTTTGTCTTACTTTTGTTATTAAATATCTTCCCGTTAGAAATTTGTCAATTTTGTTCTGGTCACTAGCAACATCATTATGTATATTGAATATCAAATAAATTGTATTGCCAACAGTCAATTTAGTATTTCCTGGAATTGTCAATTCAATTATATCATTAAATATTTGTCTTTGATATGATGCCTTTCTATTCGAAAATGCATTAACCCTTTTAGGTAAAGGTTGTTCTTTTTGAAAGTTTGAATCATTATCATGACCAGTTCTAGAAGTTAAAAGGTTTTCTACTGCACCACCTACGACAAAACTTCCAGGGATTATACCACCTTGTAATGTATTGAAATTGTCAATTTCTTTTCCATAGTCAAACTTTGTAACCTTTGCACTCTTCTTTAATATATCTAAATTGATAGTCTTTGCTTTAAATAAACCACCTCTAGCATTCTCTAAGAGGTTTGATGTTTTCTCAACATTATAAGAAATTATTTTAAATTGGTCTTGTGTGTCAACATCAGGAGAATCATTACTGATATTTGCAATAAAATGAAAATATGTTGCTGATGGTGGCTGATTTATTAAATCACCCATATTTCTAAAATTAAAACCTTTTGCGTCTTCATAGAAACGGTAAAAGGGATAGTGGTCTGGGGAATCTGCCTCATCAGAAAGAAATTCAATTGCGTCATCAACAGTTAATGATGGAATGACAAAACTCTGTAGACCGTTAGTTTCATCTATTGTTACTGTCTTGGGAACAAATATTTCCTTTTCGGTCTGGGAAGTATGGACATATTCTTTGACAAGACTCTTCATCATCTTAGAAATAGTATTTCCTCCGCCAGCACCATATGCCTTACTAATTCTGTGATTTGTTGAAATATATGCTTCAATACTAACACCCGAAAGAATATATGTCTCAACAAATTCGCTTGCCCTACTCTTATCACTCAATTCATATAAGGCAAATTGATGAGTTATCCAAGGAGTTTCTGCCTCAGTAGATGGGTCAATCCTTTCTCTATACACAACCTCAAGCAATTCCATACCAGCAAATCCAGTAGGAATTCTATTTTCTACATCACTACCAAGCATATCATTTAAATTAATAGAATCTTCAATAACAATATCACAATATGCATAATGTTCATAGATATCATGATACATGTTTATTTCTAGATATAATCCTTTTATATCTATCTTTCGATTCATTTTTGTTATTATCGAAAGTTCTTTTAATTCTACGTCGCCTGCAAAACGATATCCTCTAGTACCCATTAGATACCATTTCTCAATATATCACGAACTTCGTCTTGAAGTTGATTTAGATACCTTTTATCTAAGATTTGGATTTTTCTTTTTTCATCATTCAATTCAATTTCATAATCATATTTTGTAATTAATTCTTTATCAGCATCAACAAGTGTGTTATAAGTTGTTAAGTCTATTACCACCCATCTCTTAGGAATACGTGTCCCGTTGTTTAATACTTTTGCTTCACTTAATACTTGTCTGTATTCATGAGTTGTTGCTTTAGAAGATGGAATACTTCCATACTTACCTTTAATGTAGTTATTGAAATCTTCATTAAATAATGGCCAATCAAACATTGGGTCGATTATATCATTAAAATGCAGAACTATCCATGCATGTGCTGAACTCCCATAATACTTTTCAGCAATAGTATCAGGTCTATCACCTGCTTGAACATCATATTCATAATAAACGTCAAGACCAGACTTAACTGAAGACTTAATTTTAAATCTTCTTAAGATATTAGTTAGTTTAACCTTTTGTCCGTCATTGGTTAAATCGTGGTTAGTAGTTGGGAAGTATGAGAAATAATTTGACATAATCTATTTTATTACATTTCCTGAAAAATCTGTGAAATTGTCATATTCATAATCATCAATCTGCCCACTCCAATCCTTTCCACCAAAATCTTCTTTAGTGAGAATTTTAGTTTCTTGGAATTGCAATGAAACTTCAATTGATACTGGTGCTCCAGTTTCTTCGAAAAAGATAGGAATATTCTCACCATTATAATTGACATTAATACTCTTTAATACTGACCTGTTTACATTAAATAGATGTCGTTTAATTTTACTCGAGAATTCAATATCAAATTCTTCTGGGTATTCGAAAAACACACCACCACCAAAACCAACTGATGGATGCATTGCCTTTTCAAACGTGTTAATAATACCTTTAATTGCTTCAGACTCTTGTTCATTTCTTGCAATGAATTTATACGAGAACCCAAATTCCCTAAAGTTTACATTATCAAAAAGAACAGCAGTATGTGGGTTAATAGCAACACCCTCTGCTAAACCAATACCGCTTATGATTTGAGATGCACCACCAAGTCCACCAAGACCAGCAAGTGCACCACCAAGACTAGGAATTTTTGAAAGTGCTGCAGTAACAGCAACAGTAGAAACAATAGATATTCCTTGTGCTTTGGTTAATTCTGTTTCATCAGTTTGATTTCCTGTTTTCAAGAATCCTTTTGCTCTTTCTAATATTTTT